AATGAAGTATCTTATATTTGGTTTCGTCCGCCGCGTCCATCCGAGGCGATTCGATTATTTCTGTTATCAGAATACCTCCTATCAAAGTCCAAGGATTCGTTGGATGACTCTGATAAAACGGTATCCGTCTCGTAGTATCAGTTTGAGTTGGATCCGTAAGGAGTTCAAACATCGTATCCTTCATTTGTGCATTTTTATGCCACTCATTATCCTTCCGCGTACAGACAAACACATCAAGGATAATATCCGACATATCTCCTATCTCAGCAGAGCCCATGACGACAGAATACCACTTGTCAAGCGTTCTACCCGAAACCTCAGGCGCAGATAGAGACTTGTCAAAAGTGACTGGATGGGCGGTCATATTATCTACAAAGAATTTCTTGACGCTATCCCAAATATTTGCCTCTCTGGCTGTTGCATCAAGAGCCATTTCTCCTCCTATTGCTTTTTAGTTTGTTGCTGTATAATGGCATCCTGCTTCTTCTTCAGGGCTTCTATCTGAACCTCTAATCTCTGGTACTGTTCTCTATCCCCAATATCGCTCCACGTAGAACAGTCTCGACTACCATACTTCGCCTCTAATTGCCCCATCTGCATGGTAAGCCCCAAGATACCATCCCCAACAATCTTTTGTTCTAACCTCATATCCACTAAGTTCAAATCCTTAGCCGACGCAAAATAGGCAACAGCACTATACATAGCCCCAGCCACGATAATAAAGGCGATGAATATTTCGAGTATGTTTTTCTTGGTCATTTTACATCCCTTTCTGTACGTTTTCAAAAACCTGTCTCAACTTAGCTATAAATTCGTTTTCCATGTACTCTCCTTCTTCACCCATTGAATCAGCGAACACTTTGTCATACAAAGGCCTTGCATCATCATAAAAAGCGAGGATTTTAGCAATCTCCTTAATTGATATTTCCAATGATGCGTGAATATCTTTTGGATACACATCGATCACATTCATAGTCCCATTGCCTCCATTAATCTCTGGGCTTCCCTGATCTTTTGCTTGATCTTGCTCTTCCCAAAGAGTTTCCCCTTGTACCTAAATTTAAGCTCAAGGAGTTGTGATATTACAACCCAATAATTGTAAACCATCGCAAGCTGTGGGGCATTTTTAGGTGAGGGTTTTTCATCAAGTCTCCTCCTGATCTCTTTATTCATAATCACAGACCACTTGCCCCACTTAATATCCAGCCTGCTAATCTTACCACAATGCTCTCTAAATTTGTCATTGATTAGGGTAACAAAATCATCTACTGTTGAACTTTGAATAGTCATCTCCAAGCTCCTTTGATTTTAACCATTGATTTCGCAAATTGTTCAATGGCTTTACCTGTACGGTATTCGACAAGAGTGGGTTGAAAAAGAGGTCTCTCAGGTTGTCCCCTTCTACCAAACTCCATCCACCTTGCGTATAAAGCGATAGGCAGCCTTCGTCCCTTGTCTCCTTTACCTAACCAAGAGACATTCCCTGAATCCATTTCCCCTGACGGGATACCTCCCATCCACCCGCTCAGTTTACCATCCTTATGCTTGAACACAGAGATTGCTTTGAGCAGTTCTCCTCTTAATTTCCAAAAGTGACCTTTTGCATTAAAAACATTATATTTCCAGTCGAAGTATCGCAAATTATAAGCCTGATACGCCGAGCCATATTTCGCAGTTGTTATGTTGACCCTGATAAGGTCCGCATAACCAGTTGCCATGCGGTATGGAAGCCTATCCTCTTCTATTTTCGCCGTGAATAGTTCCTTATCACAGACTCTATACCACCTTCTTAATTGAAAACCGATAAATCTAATGCTTATCATTGATGGCATGCTCTTTCACCCATCCGTCTAATATAGTTTCATGTATAATCCATGGTGCAATAGGTTTATAATCTTCTGTTAACCAAACACCACGCTTCATAAACCGAGTCCTATACTCCGCTGTCTTTTTATCTAATCTCTTATAGAGAACAAGGACTTCAGCCTTTATATTTGATAAATGTACCTTAAGGGCTTTCTGAAGGTTAACATCTAAACCTTCATTATCCCAAAAGACACAGAACCAATCGCCCTTGTTCTTCAAAGCATTGATCTCCCTCCAACAATCGATCTTAACTGCCTTGAACTTAACTCCACTTTTCTTGAATGATTCAACCGTCTTAGCAAAATCCGCATTAGGTTTCCCAGATGGGACCACAAATAGCGTCAACATAAGTGCCTCGGGTCTGGCTTATTAAAGCCTCCATCTACCGTCACAATCTTAACCAAAATAACGTGATTACATTTTGGACAAACATGACTCTCGTCCTCCCTAACTTTCCAAACAAAGAGTATGTTCCCACAATTCTTACAAGGTATTTGTTCATATTCTGGATATGGCATGCGTAACCTCCTACGCCTGCTAAATAGTCTGTACCTCTTGCACAGACCCATAAGGCAACCACGTACTCTTTACGCGGTCGTGGTAGTTGTTGATGATGATGTTGTGCTTGTGGTTGATGTTGATGTAGTTGGTCTAACATCCTCCCCGACCTTTACAACGTCACAAGCCTCAAAACGATATTTCCTAACTGCTTCTGCTCTCCAGTAATTACCTACACCTATACCCGATGTGATTCTAATTCGATCAAGGTGCTGGATGCCATAACTACTGGGGCACCAAATCTCATGCGTTTCGATGCCAAGTAGACCCAATTCCTCTGCGGTCTCTAAATCCTGTCCAAACAATGGGGTCGTAAGGAGTAAATCAATATCCTGCTTAATGATGTCCCAATAGGTCTCCATCACATAAGTATTTGGGTTTCTCCTCTCCCCTGGACGTAAGATGCTCACCTTTACGTTTGTCTTATACAAAACCGACTCGTATCGAATGATAGTATTCTCAAACAGAGTCGGCGTAAAGTGCATTGTGATATAACGGTCCCCAGTGGCATCAAACTCGATGATGTCTCCAGCGACCATTGGAGAATCGTAAGTTATCTGAGCCTCAAGGAAGAACTCACGGATAAAAGGCTTCGTGACCTGCTCATTCGGTTTGGCAGTCAAATAATTACCAGCAACATTACCAGAATCTCTGATAATCGTATAAGCCAAACCTACTTCGACAATAGCTTCCTTAATATCTGGACCGATAGTCATTAATCAGTTTCCTTAGGTGACAAGATGGTCACGTTGCTATCGTCATAGGTGCGGTCACGACCCGTTTGGGTCTCATAAGCAAATCCTGCATCGATCTTTGTACCAAGCGCATTAATCGCATCTACCCCAGCAAATTCAAAAGCAAATTCCTCCACCGCCTTTTCATACTGTTTGTCCATATATTTAATAATATCTCTGTAATGTTCAAAACGGTGCTGGAGGTTAATCTGCTCATACTTAAATTTATGGGCAGACTCGGTGAGTAGGTAAAAGAAGATGTGTCTTTTGGCTCTGGACTTCATCCATAGAGTTTGGAATCCGTCAGCAACTGGGTAAGAGAAACCTGTTTCTCTTGAGGCATCATCACAAGCATTATTATAATCATCTGAATCCAAATAATTTGTGAGGCCTTTTACCTCCTTTTCCAGCAAAGTCATCATTCGGTCCTTAGTTAATGACATCACCTTCTCCTTAACTTGGGTTTGGGTTTACTATCTTCAGGTTTAGGAACAGCCATTGTAGTCATTGTCGAAGCCTTCTCCTCAACCCTTTTTGCAACGAAAACTAATTTGGTTTGCGTTCTATCCCTCTGGTCACCGTCAATTACACTAACGTTGCCCGTGTTTGCATAAACTTCATTCAAGATGTCTGGGGGAAGAGGAGCAGTTAAAACCTCCCCTTCCTCCCAGACGTTCTTCCCTGCTTTGAGGGTTACATTTAGTTTTACCTTTTCGATCATATCGATTGCCCTCCTAAACTCGATTACGTGGTAGTCGTAGTCGAACTTGAAGAAGAAGTGGTTGTGGTGCTCGTAGCGGCACCTGCTGCCGTGGTTTGCACGGTTAGGATGTAAATGGCATCCCGGTTATAAAGAATGGGAAGCCCTTTATCCTGTACTCGGATCCATGTGACATCAGGATCCCAAGCATCGTGACGGTCGGTGAATTGACCGTAAGTGCGATTCAAACCAAATGGAGCTTGTTTGTACTCAGCAATCGCCTGTCCGTCAATGGTAGTCGCCATCATGAGGAACTTGTCGCTCGGGACATAGTACTTCTGCATGGTGACATAATCTTCGGACGCACGATAGGAATTAGCAGGCGGTTTGTTGATCTGAATTGTGCCTGCTTCCTGGTTGACTGCCAGGATGAAAACAT